GAACAGGACATGGCGATCCTCGCCCAGCTCGACCGAGCCCAGGGCGGCACGCCTCAGCTCCAAGATCTCTATGACCGCGCAGTGTGGGCTCGACCCTCAACCCGCGAAAAACTTCTCGGCTCGCAGCGCGAGGCCGAGGCAAAGCGCGCGGCAGAAGAGCGGAAGGCCAAAGTCGAAGCGGCGAAGCGGGCCGCGGTCAGCGTCAGTGGAGCTCCCGGCCCCGGCCAGGCGCCACAGACCAACCCGGACCGCTCGTTGCGTGATGAAATCAGGGCCAATCTCGACGCCACCGGGCGCGGCTAGGCCCGCAACCCTCATGAGGAGAGTATGGCTGGTCCCAATCCGAACTGGGGCGAGATCACGACGACCACACTGTTCAACCGGTCGCGCAAGCTCGCCGACAACGTGACGAAAAACAACGCTTTGCTGGCGCGCCTGTCACAGCGCGGCAAAGTCAAGACCGTCGATGGCGGTCAAGCCATCGTGCAAGAACTCGAATACTCGGAGAACGGCACCTATAAGCGCTACACCGGGTATGACATCCTCAACATCAGCCCGTCGGATGTGTTCACCGCGGCGCAGTACCCGTGGGCGCAGGTCGCCGTTGCGGTGTCGATCTCCGGCCTGGAAGAGATCCAGAACGCCGGCGAAGAGCGCATGATCGACCTCCTCGAAAGCCGCATCGGCAATGCCGAGAGGACGATGACCAACGGGCTTTCGGGCGACTGTTATTCCGACGGCACTGCCGACGGCGGCAAGCAGATCGGCGGCCTGCAGTTATTGGTACCCGACAGCGGTCTCGGTGTCGTCGGCGGCATCGACCGCGGTGTGTGGCCGTTCTGGCGCCCCAGCGTCGGCTCTTTCGGCGCCCATACGCTGACCCCCGGCCCGACCACGATCCAACAAATGATGAACGCCCAATGGCTTAGCCAGTCGCGCGGCACCGACCGGCCGGACCTGATCATCGGTGACAACGTTTACTACGGCTATTACTGGGCATCGCTGCAGGCGATCCAACGGATCACCGAAAGCAACCAGGGCGTGGCCGGCTTCCAAAGCCTCAAATTCATGGATGCCGATGTCGTGTTCGACGGCGGTTTCCAAGGTGTCGCGGCCGGTACTTTGGTCGGCGGCCCGCTAGGCGGCGGTATTACTTGGATGACCCCAGGCGGCGCGCCGGCTAACCACATGTATTTCCTCAATACCGACTACATTTTCTTGCGGCCGCACCGGTCGCGGAACATGGAGCCGATCGCGCCCGACCGCTTTGCGGTCAATCAGGACGCGATGGTCAAGCTGATCGCGTGGGCCGGCAACATGACGATGTCGAATGCCTTTCTGCAGGGCGTGATCATCAACTGACGGCTCGGCAACCGGCAAAGTTTTGAGGAGGTCCAATGCACACGTTTACTGACGAGATCATGGGGCTGCAGCCGATCAATGTCAGCAGCCCGACGCAGAACCACTCGCCGGGGATGATCACGCATGCCAATGACGCGGTCCTCGGTGGCGGCGAATTCATCTATCTGCAGGGCGTCGCCAACACCGTCGTCGGCTCGCTGGTAACCTACGGTCCCGCGCAGACGACGTTGTCGCCGGCCGGCGCGTTGACTGGGGTCCAGGCGGCGCCGGTGGCGGTGGCAATGAGCGCCAATGGCGCCGGCCAGTGGGGTTGGTACCAAGTCTCTGGCCAGGCCGTCCTCGCCAAAGATGGCTCGGCGCCGGCCGCTGGCGCACCGGTCTATCTCGGCGCCGCCGCGGGCCAGGTCAGCGCCACTCAGGCGGCCGGGCGCCAGCTCGTCGGCGCCAGTTTTGCCGCGGCCGCGCTCGCCGGCGCGGCAAGCGTCAATGTCCTGCTCAGCCGGCCGACGATCGAAGGCCAGATCATCTAGAGGAGGGGTGCGATGCAGAGCATTCTGCCGCCCGAGGACCGGCCGTTCGAGATCCCACGGCCGGTTGGGGTGCGGCCCGAATTTTACATGGACGCGGTCCTCGACCAGGCCGCCTCGATGAAGGCCGCGCGGCCGATCTACCACGATGTCGAGCGGGTCAAGATCATCATCCCGGGGATCGTGACCAACATCCACGTCAAAAACGTCGACGATGTCGACCGGCGGCGATGGCCCGAGGAATACCGCGCCTTTCGTGAGGGCCGCGAGCAGCCGCTCGACGGCACCCCGCTCGAGGAATGGCCGATCCTGACCAAGGCGATGGTCGAGGAACTCAAGCACTGGAAGATCCGCACCGTCGAAGAGCTCGCCCAGCTCTCCGATGTGGCGATCCAGCAGATCGGCATGGGCGGCCGCGCGCTGCGCGACCGCGCCAAGGCGTTTCTCGACGATGCCGAGCGCGAGCAACTGACCTCGCGGTTGACGCACGAGAACGGGCTGTTGCAGACGCGCGTCGCGGTTCTCGAAAAACAGGTCAACGAGCTCGGGGCGATCTTGGAGCGGATCGACGCCGAGCGCCGGGCGCTCGCCGAACGGCCGTATCTGGGGGCGACGCTGGTGCCGGGGCCCGATCCGAGGGGTTCCGGCCAGGGTTGGCTGCAGCAGGAGGTCGAGCTGCCGCCAAGCGCGCTCGATGCGCTCGCCGAGCGGCCGAGCCGCCGGCGCCGCGGCGCGGCGAGCGAGGAGGTGGACGAGATCGGCGAGGCGGCATGAGCCGGCCCCGACTGGCGGTCCTGGCCTGAGGTCCAGGAGTTCGACGAGGCGGCCGCGGAATATGCGCGGATGCTCAAGGAGGAACAGCAAATGACGACAGTGCAGTTTTTGGACGAGCACCCGGCGCCGGGCCACCCCGACACGGTGCTGATGGTTGGTATCGCGCATGACGATTCCGGGGTGATCGAGCGCGGCGGCAGGCGCGAGGTCGTGCGCGTGGCGACGCAGGAGGATGTCGACACGTATCCCGACGCTTACCAGGCCTATGTCGCCGTCGCCGTCGCCACCGCGGGTGGCAGTGACGGTTTCCGGGCCAGCCGGCTCACTGAGCGGCACGCCGGCGGCATCGGGAAGCGCCGCGGCACCACCACCGCCGACAACGTCAGCGCCGGCGAGCAGTTCGGGGACCGCCGCCAGTGGCTGAGGTTCCGCGTACGAAGGCCGGCAAACAGCGCAAGGTCGCCAAAACGATGGGCGAGTTCCAGCAAGGCACCTTGCGGAGCTCGTCCGGGCGGAAGGTCACCAACCCCGAGCGGGCGGTGGCGATTGCGCTCAACCATACCGGCCAGTCGAAGCCGCCTTCGCAGCGCCGGCGATCGTCGCCAAATGATCGAGACGGGCCGGGGATGGGCGAGCGCAATGGCCGCCTTGCGTGCGAAATCTCGCGCCGTGTTGACGAGGGGCAAAGCCGGGCGCGGCGATGACGATCGTCGTCTTTCGCGACGGGGTCATGGCGGCCGACTCGCTGGCGACCAACCACCACAATGCGCGGGTCGGCAAGATCCGCAAGCTGGCGCGCCGCGACAGCGATGGCGCGCTTGCCGGCAACTGCACCAACTTTCTCGCCTGGTTTCTGTGCAACAAGGAAGGTCAGAGCTGGAAAGGCGCGGACGAGGAGAACGGCTTTTCCGGGCTCGTCGCGTTCCCCGACGGCCGAGTTGTCTGTTGCGACGTCAGCGGGCGTTTCTATGGCATTGATGCGCCGTTCCATGCCCGCGGCAGTGCCCAGGCGATGGCGATCGGCGCCCTGGCGATCGGCGCCTCGGCCGAGGAAGCGGTCAAAGCGTGCATCGATTTCGACATCCACTGCGGCGGCCCAGTGCAGCGGGAGCGACACCGGAAATGACGCTTTATTCGATCTGCACCAATGTCGCGCTCGACTGCGGCGTCGACCTGCCGCCGGGCGCGATCACCGGCAGCCGCGCGCCGGCCGCGCAGCGTCTCTTGCTGCAGGCCAAGCGCGCGGCTAAGAACCTGTTCAATGCGGCGTCATGGAGCGCGCTGACGATCGAACATGTGTTCACCGCCGACGGCTGCTCGGATTTCCCGCTGCCGCCCGATTTCGACCGCATGATCGACGACACGTTGTGGGAGCGAACCCGCTACTGGGCGCTGCGCGGCGCGATGAGCCCGCAGCAGTGGCAAGTGTATCGATCGAGCATCTACGGCCGCGCGACAATTGAGCGGCGGTGGCGGATCCGCATTCCCTCGGGGCAAGGCGCCGGCAGCGCGCTGATGTTCTCGGTCGACCCGCAGCTCGGCGCGACCGACACGACGACGACCTTCGTGTTCGAGTACGTCTCGCAGAATTGGTGCAAGGGTGCCGACGGCACGATGAAGTCGGACTGGAGCGCCGACACCGACACCGCGGTCTATGGCGAATATCTGATCGAGCTCGGCACCCGCTGGCGCATCCTGCGTCGCTTGGGGCTCGCCTATGACGAGGAAAAGGACGAGTACCAGCGCCAGCTCGACCAGGCGATCGCGCGCGATGCCGGCACCGCGGTGCTGAGCCTCGTGCCGAGCTCGAGGACCGTGTTTATCGGTCCCTACAATGTGCCCGACACCGGGTTCGGCCCGGTGCCGCCGTGAGGTTGAGCGATGGCGATTAACGGCGCCGCGCTGCGGCAATTGCTGGCCAATGGGTCTGGCGTCCGCGGCCGTCAGCCGTTCTCGGTGCCGCAGTCGCTACCACCGCCTATCGGTGGCTGGAACACGCGCGACTCGTTCGAGACAATGCAGCCGCAGGACGCGGTCGTCTTGGAAAACTGGTATCCCGATTTTGCCGGCGTCTTGGTACGGCCGGGGGTCGCCGCGTGGCTCAACCTCGGCACCGA